AAAGCACAACTCCTTGAAACTCCTATGGGTAAAATTGCATCTTCTTTAATTAAAGAAGGTGTTTGCCTTGGAGTTTCTTCTCGTGGTGTTGGTTCCTTAAGAATGACTAATGAAGGTCATAAAGTTGTTGGTGATGATTTCATGCTTGCAACCGCAGCAGATATTGTTGCCGATCCTTCTGCACCTGATGCTTTTGTTCAGGGAATTATGGAAGGTAAAGAGTGGATTTGGGATGGTGGAATTCTTCGTGAAGAACTTGCACAAAGAACCCAAAAGAGAATTAACACTTTAGTAGATCAAAGAATTCTAGAAGATCATAAATTAAATCTCTTCAATGAATTTCTTTCAAATCTTTAATTTATAAATAAATATAGATTATAACAATCAAACAAACAAATGTCCGTTGGTAGCAATTTACAAGAAATGGAAAACGTAGTAACCAAAGGAGCCGCACCTGCTGACCCAATGGTTGGAGGTGCTCCTTATGAGGATCTTGGTGGTCCTACTCCCGATAACTATCGTCCAGATGACGATTCAGCAAAGCTGAAAGCTCCTGGCGAAACCCTCAAGCAAGTTAGAGATATTGTCAACGCTAAAGCTGTCCGTGAAGAGGAAGTTGAAGTTGACGAAGATCAAGAAGTAGTTTCCGAATCAGAAGATGCCGAAGAGGCAGAAGTTGAAGAGGAAGGTGCTGAAGAAGAGCATGAGGAAGAGGAAGCAGTTGTAGAAGAAGAGTTTGATATCGAAGAAGATATCAATGCTTTGATTGCTGGAGAAGAGCTTTCTGAGGAGTTCCAAGAGAAAGCACGTACCATCTTTGAAACTGCTATCAAGACAAAAGTTTCTGAAATCAAAGAAAGTCTGCAAGAAGCTTATGAAGCAGCTCTTGTAGAGGAAGTTCAGACAATTAAAGAGTCTTTGACCGATAGACTCGACGCATACCTTGAGTATGTTGCCGATGAGTGGATTCAAGAGAACGCACTCGCTATCGAGCACGGTCTTAAGACTGAGATGACCGAATCATTCCTTTCTGGAATGAAGAGTCTTTTTGAAGATCATTATGTAACAATCCCTGAAGATAGATATGATGTTATCGAGAGCATGGTAGATAAACTTGATGAAATGGAAGCAAAACTCAACGAGCAAATCGAAAGAAACGTTGCTCTTAATAGAAGATTAGCCGAGTCAGTTGCCGATGTAATCTTTGCAGATGTCGCTGAGGGTCTAGCACTTTCTCAGAAGGACAAACTCGCTTCTCTAGCAGAAAATGTTGAGTTTGAAAGTGAAGCAGACTATCGTGAGAAGCTAGTAACCTTGAGGGAATCATATTTCCCATCAAACACTGGTGCTCAAAGAGGTGCAGGTGAGACCATCTCGGAGGAAGTTCAAACTGGTGAAACGATTCAAGAATCGTATTCCCCAATGATGAGCGCATACCTTCAGACTCTTGCTAGAGCTTCTAAAAAGTGATTTTTAAATTATAAAATTCAAACAAACAACACTTTTTCCTTAAAGAGGTAAAAATCAAATGCAGATGTACAACCAAGAATATCTGCAGGAGAAGTGGGCTCCCCTACTTGACTACGACGGTCTTGACCCAATCAAAGATTCACATCGTAGAATGGTAACTGCCGTTCTCCTGGAGAACCAAGAAACCGCACTCCGCGAAGAGCGTGAGTTCCTCGGAGAAACCCTTCAGACCACTGGTTCAAGTGGCTCTACTCCTGGTTTCGGTGCCCTTGCTAGCGCAAGTGGTCCTACCGCAGGTTTCGACCCCGTTCTGATCTCCCTGATCAGACGTGCAATGCCTAACCTGGTTGCTTATGACCTGGCTGGCGTTCAACCAATGAATGGTCCTACTGGACTCATCTTCGCAATGCGTTCACGTTACCGCACTCAGTCTGGTACTGAAGCACTGTTCAACGAGCCAGATACCGCATGGTCGGCTCAGGACAGCAACTTCAACCTTGAGTCTGCTGGTTACACCCAGAACGAAGGTGCTAACACTGGTGGCGCAGTTGGTTTCGGTACTACCGCTTCCACCGCTTCCAGCAACAACCCAGGTGCTCTGAACCCAGAAGGTTCACAAACCGCTACGACCTATCCAACTGGTCGTGGTATGGATACCGAAGATGCTGAAGCACTCGGTGGCACTGGTGGTGCGTTCAACGAGATGGCATTCTCAATCGAGAAAGTCACCGTTACCGCTAAGTCACGTGCTCTGAAAGCTGAGTACTCACTTGAGCTTGCTCAAGACCTCAAGGCAATCCACGGTCTGAATGCTGAAGCGGAATTAGCAAACATTCTCTCAACTGAGATTCTTGCTGAAATCAACCGCGAAGTTATCAGATCGATCTATAAGGTTGCTGAGTCTGGTGCTCAAACCAACGTTGCTTCTGCTGGTACTTTTGACCTCGACGTTGACTCCAACGGTCGTTGGTCGGTTGAGAAGTTCAAAGGTCTGATTTTCCAAATCGAGCGCGACGCTAACGCAATCGCACAAAGAACTCGTAGAGGAAAGGGTAACATGATCCTCTGCTCGGCTGACGTTGCTTCGGCACTCACCATGGCAGGCGTTCTTGATTACACCCCTGCACTCAACGCTAACCTGAACGTTGATGACACCGGTAACACCTTCGCTGGTGTTCTCCAGGGCAAGTATCGCGTATACATTGACCCATATTCGGCAAACCTTTCTGCTAACCAGTACTACGTTGTTGGTTACAAGGGTTCCAGCCCATATGACGCAGGTCTCTTCTATTGCCCATATGTTCCTCTCCAAATGGTTCGTGCCGTTGGTGAGAACAGCTTCCAGCCCAAGATTGGCTTTAAGACCAGATATGGTCTTGTTGCTAACCCATTCGCTGAAGGCACCACTCAAGGTCTTGGTCGCCTTGCTGTTAACGCTAACCGCTACTACAGAAGAGTACGTGTTACCAACCTTATGTGATCTCGATTCACATATCTATCAAGAGACCCTTCGGGGTCTCTTTTTTTATCTAAATACAAATAAAACTATAGAAATGAAGACCTTTAGGGAGTTTCAAGAAGAAATAAAAGTAAGTCCCTTATTTAAGTGGCCACAAAAACCACAGTTATCAGATAAAGAAGTTGAAACTAGTTCTTATGGTCCTGGGTTATATGGTAATAAAACAGCAGATGGAACTGTTTTAACACCATCTACAAGAGGAGTTGCTCATAAAACTTTACCTCTTGGAACTCAAGTTAGAATTACTGATCCAAAAACTGGAAGATCAATAACTGCACCCGTTATTGACAGAGGTCCATATCATGGAAATAGAGAATATGATCTAACTACAGGAACTACTCAACAACTTGGTTATCCAAATTACAAAGAATTTGGTGCAAGAAAACTTAAGATTGGTCCTTTACCAAAACTAAAACCAAGTACAATTTTTAACTGGAAAAAATAATGTCAAGTTATCTTTCAAATCAAATAGGTAATAGAAATTTTCTTTCTCCTATTGGATTTAAATTTACTTTAGCAAAAGAACCAAAAGTAGCATTTTTCTGCAATAGTGCTAGAATTCCCGATATTAGTTTGCAAACAGAGAGACAACCGTCCTATTTGAAAGATCTTGATATCCCAGGGACAAAAATTCTTTATGGTGATTTGAGTATTAGATTTTTGGTTGACGAAAATCTTGAAAATTATATGGCATTACACAATTGGATTACAGGACTTGGTTTTCCAGAAACAACTGAACAATACAGAGATTTGACGACAAATGATGAAGGAATAAGAGACTCTAAAGAAGCATTTAGTGATGGGTCTCTACACATTCTTAACAGTAATTATAAAGATACAGCAATTGTTAAATTTAACGATTTATTTCCAGTTTCTTTATCATCTTTAGATTTTGAAGCAACTGGTACGGATGTCAGGTACTTTACAGCAGACGCTACTTTCAAGTATACTATCTACAATATCTTCGCATCTGACGGAAGAACTCGTTTATGAATCTTGATGAAATTCAGGAGATGTGGCAGAGAGATTCTGTCATTGACCCTGATAATTTACACGATGAATCTTTAAAAATTCCTCAATTGCACGCCAAGTATTATACAATCTATAATACGATTACTTTGTTGCGTGAAAAGGCAAGAGAAACTTTCAACAAAGTTAAGCTTGAACGTTACAACTATTACACGGGAAAGGCGCCACAAGAGGTTTATGAAGAAGAACCATTTCCGTATAAAGTTCGTGACAAAGAGGCAATACAGAGGCATATGGAAGGGGATGAAAGGTTAAGTAAGATAGAACTCAAGATAAGATATTATGACATTATGCTCAAGTTTTTGGAAGAAGTGATCAAAACAATTTCCAATCGAACGTTCCAAATAAAAAATGCTATTGAGTGGCATCGTTTCCAATCAGGGTTCAACTAAATACAAATAAAAAGTTAGATGAAAACTTTTAAACAGTTCTCTGAAGAAATAAGTCCTTTCCGTAATCCTGTTCAGTGGTGGAATCAGGGTAGAAATACTCGTATTCCAAATGAAAATCAAGCATCAATCAGAGACTTGATGAAAGATGATTGGAAACAACGTCAAGGTCTGAAAGGTGCTGGTGGAAAAGGTGGATGGGATCCAACCAGAGGATTTAGAGTTCAAAGTGCTGCACAAGGCGGTTTAAATAGTGGACCAACACCAGCAGTTCGTCAAGCATTTGAAAGACCAGTTAGGACCGCAGGGACACTTGCAAGAGGTGCTCTAAAAGTAGGTCAAGCAGTAGGTGCAGTTGGTTCGACACTTCTTGGTTTGGATAGGTTCAAATAGATACATAAATATCCATAGGTGAAACTTATGGTTTATGTCTCATTTGGTTATATCAAAAAAGAATGAGGTTTATCTACAGGTAAAGGCAGAACCTCACGTATATTACGAACTTCAAGATCAATTTACTTTTGATGTTCCAGGCGCAAAGTTTATGCCCCAGTTCCGTAACAGACACTGGGATGGAAAAATACGCCTATTCAATCCACAGTCTGGTGAAATATACGTAGGTCTTCTAGATAAACTCACTCGTTTCTGTGAGAATCACGAGTACACTTACGAGTTTGTAAACAATAAGTTTTATGGTCTTCCCTTTGAAATCAATGA